ATTACTGCTTGTATTTGAAATCGCACATCAAACGAGTAGGATATCCATCAGTACCTTGAGAGTCTCGGATGTTCAATTTAAATTCATACTTAGGACTGTCAATTACAATATCAATGCGCTTACCATTGCCGCCTTTACCACCATAGTAGATGGTTTCTGAGGTGACAGCTGCTGCTTGGCGCATATAAGTTTGATCGACTTTGTATGATTTTATTTTTCCAGGGAATTTATGGATCACGTGATAGTTGTATCCAATCCCTGACTCTAACAGAGTCTTCAATCCCATAAGATTAGGAATTACTCGAGTAGTTTCACCCTTACCAGTACCATTAAAGATATCGCAGAATTTTTTGTGGTCGATCTTAAATAAATCTAACAGTGCCTGTCCGTCTGTATTAGAGATAGAACCTGATTGGATTTCTTTTTTAGTCAGAATAGTTTTAACACCAACGTTGAAGAACGTGACAGTGCTTTCGAACTTCAGACTGAGAAATAAAGTCTGTTCAATTTTGTTCTTGTTCTTCCACTTGACGGTAACATCAGTTACTGCAGCACCAATGTCGTTACCAGTTCCATTAATATTGGTTAGTTTAATTCCACCAGTAAATGATAGAGGTCGTCTAGTATTAAGTCCACCAACTGCCTCGACAGAGAAATCTTTAAACTCACCATCGCCAATACCGTAAGTTTTATCTAGACCTTCGATAGTTTCTAGCACCATTCGATCCATACCAGCAGTTTCACCTGCTCGCCAGTCTTTAAGTGCTTGAGTGAATTGCTCTTCAAAGGCATTACCGCGATTGGCAGCGCCTCTGTTACCAGAAGAACCATCGCCGAACTTTACTTTAAATGGTTGTGCAACTCCAGACTGAGTTAAGATTTGTTGCTCTGTGAGAGAACCTTTGATAGCACGAACGATATTGATAGGGGAATTTTCACCCACATTCTTGTCAATATTAATCGGAGTGGCGATTGTCGAATATTTTCCACGCAGGTATTTGAACACTGCCTTACAATTGTCACGATACTTTTGAGTCTTATTCTTCAGTGTCGAATCGATGTCTTGCTCAGAGGTTGGAAAAAAATCGTATGCCATTACTTCTTCTTCTTTGAATTTTTTTCGTTCACTGCATCAACTGCTTCTTTGTTATCGGCAATCCATTTCTGGAGCGCAATTAATTGCTCGGCGTTTTGCTGGCATCTGGAATAGTTTCCGATGATGCCGAGGAGGGCTGTAGTGTCTGTAATTCCAGAGGGGGACGCATCAGAACTTCTGGTGGGGTCGGCATCACTGGCAGTGGCACTAGAGTCGTGCGTGAACACCCAACCGTTAGACATAACATGCTGAGTAGGAACACTTTCTTTGATAATGTCGCGATATACATATTCTTTTTCCTTGATTGTATTAGTTCTATCTACATACTGAGTCACCACCTCGGTGGAAATCTCAGAGTTTTTCTTTTCCATATCTGCAACCAGTGTTGCATTCTTTGCAGCAAATCTTTGTAGTTCTGCGTCGGCATAAGCAGATCCCTTCATGTAACCAAATACAAATACACCAAGTATCAAGGCAACACCTGCCAGTAACTTATATGGTAACGGGATCATACCAAACATATTAATAACCTTTCATGTGTTTCTTCAAGTGTCTCATGGATTTAGACTCTCGATTTTTCACGGATTGTCTATGCATACCAACTTCCTTGGCAATATCTTCTAAAGTTCTTTTATGAACGTGACGTTGAACAACAATATGTTTGTCTAAATCGGAGAGGTCAGATAATGCTTTGTGCATATCATGATTTAAGTCCATATCTTCGTCTATGAATTGTTTGAATGTTTTCATTCTGGATTCTCTTCTGACTTCTTAGTTGGTTTCTTGGGCGCAAACTTCTCCACGCCTGTAATGCCAAGAGTACCGATAACAATATACATTACACCATTAAAGATAAACTCTTCGATGGTGAAGTCCCAGAATAGATTTGCGATATAACCGATAGCAATAAGAATGGTAGCAACAACTGCCACCATCCGTTTAGATGATGGATTACCATTTTCCGACATCATATCTAGTAGAAATTTACCCATCTTACAGTCCTAGAAATGTTTTGAATGATAGCGACTCGTGGACACCCATACCATGACGAACATCTTTATAGAGTTCGTGCTTATGCTTTGTTGACATGGCACTTGGTGCCATCTTATGAAATTCTTTTTCATTACCAACAGAGGCATGATGACGCATCTTGGTAGCAGATGCACCACCGACTCCAGTGTCTGCATCAGAACGTTCTCCACCTACCTTATGGATCTTGACACCCTTGAAGTTGAAGTGACCATGACGACCTTCAACACCATTATATTTATGGATCAGCGTATGAAATTCGTGTGCACGATCGGAACCCACGTGCAAGTGAAGGTGCGTCACACCCGACTTGTGTAGATTCGAAAGATGGTGAAGCATTGTTGGTGATTCTTTGGTGGCAAGTTTAACATTTGCTCCAGGGAATGCACGCTTGGCATGCTTTAACTTTTGTTCAGGTGTCAGAGGATTCTTTTTGGAATCATGACTGCCAGTGAGAATGATAGTGTGTCCATGTTCACCTGCTGTCTTACGAACCTGATTGACAACTGCTTCGTGACCAACAGTAGGAGGGTTCATTCTCCCCTGTGTAATGTGGTGATGGACTTCGCTCATTTTTTACCCTTGCCTGCTCTCAGGATGGCGCTGCGTTCACGATTCGCTTTCGAGAATCCTTCGCGGTCAACAACCTTTAGTCCGTTTGCAACGTAACCTTCACCACCTGCTGCCTTGCCATTAATCTTTGTGTGGAATCCACCGCCACCAGAAGAATCAAGTCCACGTGCTAGATGATTGGTTGCTTGCTGAAGATGATGGTGAATCTCAAACGACTTAGCGAAGTGTTCTTTGTTCTTTGCAACATGCGAGAGGTCAGCATGCATTGTTGCAGTCTTACGCTCTTTTGCAGCAGCAGTTTTAACTGCATCAATCTTCTTCTGGTGGACTGCTTGAAGATGTTTCTTGTATCCAGCAACTGATGGAGTTTCCTCGCTGGTAACTGTCTTATTGATATAAGAACGAGCAGTAATCTCATGACCGTCGAGGTGATGGTAGGAGTGATCCTTCATCAATTTTTCTGCTTGGGTTAAGTGATGATCAGCAGATGCCTTTACTTCGCTCGACAAGTTGCGCTCATGTGGTGCTACCAAGTGCTGAACCATATGAACATCTGGGTGTGAACCGAAGTGCGAGGTATCAGTAATAGGATGTGCAGTCTTGTGTTCGCCCTTCAGTTCTGTATGAACCGTGGCACTTACTTTCGACTTGTGGAGTTTCTGCCCCTCTTCACTACTAACAGGAGTATGATACTGAATGGTATTAGGAGTGTGGGAGATATGCCCATCTTTGGTTTCGCGAGTATGCGGTTCACTCATATATCCACCCTGATATTCACCAGCGTGTTTTGGCAGAACTTTACCTAGATGTTTATGGAGCGCCTTCAGTGGACCAACAAGATATGGTTTGTGACCATGTTGTCTGTCGATATCTGAGGCGGAGAAATTATAGTGTGCTCCTGGACCCTTATACTTTACGCCGACCTTACCTTCTGGGGTGCGGATGGCGTGGAACGACATCTTGTCGTCAATCTTACGGGTGAGAGGAGTTTTACCTGATGCGACACCTTTGAGTGTCTTCAGAGCATGATGTGCTGCATCGGCATTATCGAATGACCTATCCGACGGGTGTTCAATATGTTGAATCCCAGCAGCAGGTTTTTTTTCTTCAGAGAGATATTGGGTAAATGATAACATGGTGTTCCCGTTCAATTGTATCTCTCATATTTATAATAAAAATGCCTTACAGTTACTCCGACTTGTATTATATTTTCTCGCTAAGAGAATGTGATTACTACGGGTAGACCGTTGGTAATTGTTTGGCATCACCATAGTATTTATTAAAACACTTTTTTCCAAGGGAAGTTAATCCGCTTATCATGGTGTATAACTTTATCTCTATGGAAACTTGGAGTAGTCATTAGCAGTTTTTCATTGTCATAAATTGGCGCAGGCAACTTATCATCAATGTATACTTTACGTCCTGCCCGCATACACTGAATGATAATATCAGTCAATTCTTCTCTTGGATATTTTGAATCCATCATGTTGAGATATTCTCTATCTCCATAATGATGCGGAACGAATGACTCGTCATATCCACCACCTGCATGAAACATTTCTTTACTGCACATAAATGAATTCAATGATGGGAATTTAATATTATTATGTCGCGTGATAAAACTGTACCATTTATCGTTAGACAAGTTCATTGTTTGCAACTTAAATAAGTCATCAGATGTAATGGCATGGTCAATATCTAAGAAAATTATCCAATCAGTTTCAGCAACTGATGCGCCAAGATTGCGACAACCATGACTGTTGAACCCAATATCTTCTTCGGCAACAAGAAACGAAACTTTAAGATTCTTATTGAATTTGGCATTAGCAATAATATCCGCAGCAGGATATATTGCGGAACCATCATCAATTAGAATAATTGAAACAGAAGTTGTAAATGTGTTCCAATGTTCTATTGCTTGTTTCAAAAAATCTACGTCATTATAATATGTTTGCACTAGTGTAATTGTATTCATAAAACCCTCTCCCAATCAAAATTTATACGTTTCTCGATTGGTGTAATATTTTTCTTGTTATATGGTTTAGTGTAAAACACCATTTTCTCGTTATCATAAACAGGAATTTCTGCATTCTCATCTATAATCGCTTTTCTCCCACCACGGCGGCATGTGAGATTTATCCACTCTAGATTATTGGTTTTATAATTATCAGAGAGTCTACCGAGAAATTCTCTATCGCCAGTATGAAATGGAACGAATGATTCATCGTATCCTTCCGATTGAAGATAAAGTTTTCTTGGTATGATAAATTGATTCAGCGCCACATAAGGATCTCCATGACCTTTATATTTCGCATTCATTTCATACCAACAATTATTGTCAAGCGATTCTTGTTGCAACTTTATTAAATGGGTGGGTTGTATAGTATAATCAATATCTAAGAAAATCAACCACTCAGTATTTGCCAATCTTGCACCAAGATTGCGACATCCATGACTATTAAATCCGATATCTTTTGTTACTCTATACAGAGAGAAATCTATGTTATCTGAAAGTGAAACACCCCGCAAGACTTCCTCGGCAGGAACCTCTTGGGAACCATCGTCGATTAGGATAATCTTGATCGGGGTGTTGTAAACGTTCCACCTCTCGAGTTGGGTCTCGAGAAGCGAACGTTCGTTATAGTAAGTATGGATTATAGTAAATTGATTCATCCAACAATCTGTTGTAGTTCTTCTGTCGCATCAATTTCAGTTAGGTCGATGGCAGGAAATTCAATCTGCTCGGTCAAACTATACTGTAAATACTCATTATGGGTGGCATTCTGGTCAAGATATAATTGCCAACCAGAAAGAGTTTCGTGGAACTGCTTAGTGTGCGTTTCAAATAAATGTGCCTTGTCTTGACACACTCGAGCAATCTGCTCTAGTGTTGGTTCTTCATCGAATCGAGCAATGATATATTCTTTGGACCCAACGGTCTTCCAAAGAGGCATATCTTCAGTAGCAGAATTTGCCCAAAGTGCAGTGGTAATTACCAGTTTTAGTTTTAGTGGTTCATTTGTTTCTTCAGTCATATATTCATTCCCTAGTTAAAATGGTGATCTCGAGAGGATTCGAACCTCTGACCTAATGCTTAGAAGGCACTTGCTCTGTCCAGCTGAGCTACGAGACCAATTCAATAATTACTTATACTATATTTTTCACACAAAATCAAGTGTTTTTTATCGAATATCTTTTCTTTCTGGATAATTAAACCATCCAGTTGCAATATATTTATTACCGATAAGATCGGGTGCTGCTCTATGGCGATGAGTGAATCCTGCAGGCCAAATAAGCAAGGTACCAACCTCAGGTTTTACCGCAAGATCTTGAAATTGAAACTCTGTTTTACCTCCCGTTTCTACGGTGTTTAGGTAAATCATCCAAACTCCGAACCTACCTCGATAGTGTTCTCCAGATCCCTGTTCGTAATGCCATGTATGGAATCCACCGCCAGTTTCTGATCGTTGCAATTTCCATGTAGAATTAAACAATTCAATAAACGCTCGACTTCCAGCACTATATTTTTTGTTGTATTGTCGCCAACCAGTATGAACAGCGTCAACAATAGAATCTTCCAATGACTTCAGAGATCCGTATCTCCCAGTAAAGATATTCCAGTCTGTTCGGGTTGAATCGTCTGATAGTATACAGGAAGCTCCTGGATCTGGACGAGATATAATTTCGTCCATGGTATCACAAATCTTTTGACATTTTTCTGCACTTAGTGCATTAGGATATGATTCTATAAAATTCATTAGAAATTAAACTTCGAAAAGTCCCTCTGTTGACGTTGACCGATTGTAGTTTTCTCGAACACTGGCAGATCGTCTTGACCTGAATCCATAATTCCCTTTTGGGCAGATTCTTCTAAATCATACAGACGCATCTTACCACGATCGATACCAACCATGAACCTCTTATTTAGTCCTGGATCATTGTAGCGATTTTTCAACTGCTTGACCATCAGTTGTCCCATCTTCTCGAGTTCTTCGGTAGAGATAAGAGCAAACATCAAGTCCGCAGTTGCTGGCAGACCAAATGATTCCGAGGTGTCAGTCAGTTCAACATCACTGTTGGCATATCCACCACGAGTAGTTTGTGTGGCAGAAACAACAGGTAAGTCAAACTCGACTGCGAACCCACGAAGTTCTTCAGCGATTGCCTTCACATATGTATAAGAGTTTACACCCGCTCCTGGTTTAAACCTACTAGACGCACAGATGTTAAGATAATCGACGAACACAATATCAGGAGCAAAGTTGCGTTTCAACATCAATTCGTTCAATAGTGCTTTGAAATGACCAACGTGTGCAGATGCAGTCGGATATTCCTTGATGATCAACTTACCCTCAGTCTTGTTTCGAATTTTATCAATTCGAGTATCAAACATAGAACGAGAGAGATCTTTCAACTCGCCGATGTTCACGTTCATCATGTTCGCATCGATACGCTCGGCAATCTTTTCTTCACTCATTTCCATGGTAATGTAGAGAACATTCTTACCCTGCGCCAATGCTCCTGATGCCATATGACACATGAACAAAGACTTACCCACACCAGTACCAGCAAGTGCAATATTCAAAGTCTTGTTTGGCAGACCACCACCTGTAATCTTGTTGAACATTTCAAGATCGAATGGCAACTTGTTTTCTTCGCGATGATAGAAGTCAAATCGCGACTCGGAATTATCTAGATAATCGTGACCAACATTATTATCAAAGCAAATTCCCAATGCTTCCTGTAAGATGGAAGGGATACCATCTTGAGAATGCTCTTTGTCTCCACCATCAATAATCTGAATAGACTTCATGATTGCATTATAGACTGCTTTGTCCTTACAGAACTTCTCAGTTTCCTCGAGCAACCATTTAGAATTGACTTCGAGATCCGAGTCCATCTGCGTCAACTTCTCGTTGAGGTTCTTGAAGTCATTTTCGTTTACACTAGTATCATTTTGTGCAGCAATCTCAATTGCCTCGATTGTTGGCAGAGAATTATACTTGTTGATGAATGCACTCATATAGTTGAACAGTTTACGCTCAGAACTATCATGGAAATATTCATCCCGTAAGAAGGGAATAATCTTACGTGTATACTCTTCATCAGAGAACATCTTACTTAGAATTATTGTCTCAATCTTCTTCAACAATGTTTACATCCTCAAATTCTGGGTCATATTCAGCACAAATCTTTTCGCAGCATGGTTCACAAATGTAAGTTTCGAATGGAATACCATTTTCTTCACCATGCAGGCAGAGTGCGGGATCGTTTTTTATATCGATCCCGCACCCGCAATGCTCACAGGTTTTCGTAGTCTTCCGAAATATCTTCGTCAGAAATGTCCACATTTTCATTCTCCATCATTTGCCCACCTGCCATACGATAACGACCTTCAATCCACTCACCGAACGTTGGATCGGTCAACACTGGCAACCAGAATTCTTTGTTGTATGTATCATTCAGGCGATACTTCTTTTCCTCGCCAACTCGTTGATACCAACCGTTGTTCGGTTTAACCACATGACCAGACTCGAGTGCCATGTCAAGTAGACCAGACCACTTACTGATACCACCTTCGAAGGTAACTTCAATTGGGATCTTTGACTTCTCACGAACGTAACGAGACTTCTCGACGTTGATGATAAAGTTGTAACCAACAACCTCAGTGCCAGTCTTTTCCTGCTGACGACCAATAATGAAGATATTATCGGCAGAGTAATAGATGCCAGTTCCACCAGACACGATTGCCTTGGGGAACATACCAATTTCCATGTAAGTGTGATTGACCACGACCATAGGAATATCCTTGATGGTAAGGTGCGGAGTAATCATACGGAACAGCGACTTCATCTGTTTAGCACGAGTCATGTCAGCAACCGACTTGCCATCAAGTGCGTCGTCGACTTCCTTCTTTGATGCTAAGTTACCAACCGAGTCAACGACAATCATGACACGATCCTTACGCTCAAGTTCGTTCACCTGCTTCATAATATCATGCTTCAACTGCTCAATGTCAGTGATGGGAGTATGAATAATCTTATCGGTGTCGATACCGAAGTTCTCAAAGTATGACTGAGGAGCACCAAACTCCGAGTCATAGAACAAGACAACACCATCGTCATACTTATCCAAGAAACTCTTAACCAGCATCATTGCGAATGCGGTCTTAAAGTGTTTCGATGGACCAGCGAAGATGGTCAATCCTGGAGTCAGACCACCGTCCAACTTACCAGAAAGTGCTACGTTCAGTGCAGGAACTGCAGTCTGAATTAGATCTTTCGTACTGAACAACTTACTCTGAGAGAGAACATTAGTCTCTTTGATTGTGCTGTTCTTTTTAAGTCTATCAATTAAATCACTCATGTAAATAAATCCTCTAGTGTTGCGGTTACTTCGGTCTGCCAACCAAGACCTTCGATAATTTGTTTAATTGGTTCCAAGAAACTCTTCTCGAACATTGTATTATAGTCTATATACCTATCTAAGTCAAGCTCTTTTGGAATCTTTCCAATAAAAGCGATACAATTTTCTCGAATATGATTGGGTTCCTTCAAGTAGAGAAACTTAATCTTTTCCCCTTCTTGAATCAACTCATATTTCTTATCTAGTTTATTCTTACGCAAAAGGTGGTTATACATTAACGCACCTCGAACATGCATAGGTGTTCCCTTGGCATAGATGTCTGCACCAGAAGTATACTTCATAAGACCATTCACACCACGAGGGAATGCAATTTGCTCTGGTTCAAACTTGTTGAACAAGATGCGAGTATGCTCGATAAAACCCTGTAGAGTTTTCTCGTCAGTTGTCAGTGCCAGTCTTACTGCTTCCTTGAGACTTTCTCGAACAGGTGCTGGAGTGGAAGAACGAACGATCTCAAGACCCATGACCTTGAGTTTCGGATCTTTGTATCGGACACCTTCATTATCGTAGACGTTGAGTGCATACCTTTTCTTCGCAACCCAGAGACCACGTTCTGCGATTGCTTCACGTTTGAAGATAATCTTCTTTTGAAATGCGTTCGTGTAGTCCGCAAGTCCATCGCAACTCTTGTTGATCGTCTCTGTGATTTTCTCTTCGCAGATTTTATCGAGAACGTCAATGAGTTTATCGCGTGGTAGATTGCTATAATACTTACGAACAAGAGGGTCCAAGGAAATATAACAAGAATCAGTATCACTGTAGAAAGAGTAGTTGTGTCCAT